CAGAGATGGTCTGACCACAACGGAGTCGAACACCGTGTGTTAGAAGATTACGAACGCAATCGTCGATTGATTGATTTAACACATCAGCCTGATGACATTAAAGAGGTAATTGCAAATACCATTACCACTGCTACCGCTGAACAAAAGAATGTGAGTCAAGTTGGTATAAGATTAATCAAGTTCTGTAATCTATGGGATTTGAAAAAGATTGCTGATCAGGCACAGAGTTATGCAGAACCACTTAATGCGAGATACGTCAATGAAACTCAAACTTTGTCAGTATGAAGACACCTGTGAAATTAAAACAGATACCTGTTGGGAGAACACAATGACAGACATACATGCTAAACCTATCATAGCAAATAAATTTTGGATTGTAGAAGCAAATGGCGAGAAGATTGCTACCTTGAGAAAGGATGATGATAACAGATTTTTTATGAGTAATGAGACAGGCGTAACAATTTACGAAACCAAAGATAGTTTAACCAAACAGTTTGGTAAAAAGTTTTTCACTGTAAAGATTGTCAAAGAAGCCGACACAGCATTGCCTAATGAAGTTCATGGGTATGCCACCAGTGCCGAGCCGCACAATGCCATGTTTGACATTCGCAAGAAACTTCCCTTGTTCACAAAAAGCAGCGATTCAAAAAGTTTATATTGTGCGGGTTACTACTGTATAAAATTTGATAAAGGCTGGGTCAAAAGTTTTTGTCCCAAAAAGATCACACTGGAACGATATCCATATAAAGGTCCGTTCAAGACAGAATTAGAAATGAAACAGGTATTGGCCAATGTCACAAAATAATCTGCCAACTACATTACCTACTATACAGAAACTACTACAGCGAATTCAAGTAGCTGAACGTAGCCAGCAAAAAGAAATACGCATAAGTCTACAAGAAGCTAGAGATCTAACTTCAGAATTAGCCCTTATGACTGTGAAGCTAGGACTAACTGTTACTGAAATACACCAAATGCTGGTGGCAATCAAAGAATCTACCACTCAAATAGACGTTAAATTCGACGGCGGACAGTTCTAAAAAAAACATAAATATATACGTGGTTAATTAGGAAACACGTATATGAGCAGACCCAAACCTAAAATTCTTTTAGAATATGCTAACAAAGAAACCTACAAGGTTGAGCAGATCCTTGACTCGGAAGCTATCTGGGCCGTGTTCTATAACGGCCAGCCGTTCAACCTCAAAAGCGGTAGTCTGGTAGCCAGCTATCCTGGACCAAAATATAAAAAAGTCTCATTTTCAAATCCAGGACATGCACACAATTTGGCAAAGAAATTAAATCGATTATTCAAGACCAAAGACTTTGCTGTGTACAAACTCACAGCAGGTGAAGAGATTAAGTGACATGAACAAAGATGCCTATACCAAGGCGTTCTTACAGGCAGCAGAATTACCCGTCAATGAAAAAAATATCAAAGACTATAAAGCTGTGTGGTGGTGGAGTTTTAGAAAGAAAGATCAAGGCGGATTAAGATTGACTGAACAGGCCTTGGAATTCATCGAAGAACATGCTAAAATAAAAACTTACAAGATAGAATTTCCCAAAGAATTTGCGTTTACTCCGCAGGTGTTACTTTGGTTAGATAACTACATCGATTCACCATTTTTCGTCAACAAGAAACATATCATTGTCATGAAAGAAAAAGCCGCTTTTGAACTATATCTGCTTAGTGGTGATGTTCGTAAATTAGGACACAGTAGAGCAATGAGCAAAAGACTTAGCCAAGAATCCACCCCCGAATAATCCCCCCGTATAAATATTTTCACTATGTTTGACCTTAATCCAATGGACGTACTACAACAGCGCAAGCTGAAGACTGTGGCTCCACATTTCGCTGAATTGAATATTACAGATTCTGAGATATTTGAAGGTATCGAAGACTGGATTAAAGTCAAGCTCAAGGGCAGGTATTATATCTGCAAAAAACCTGCTCTGGACAAGAGTGGGAATCTTAGATCTTCACATTTTGTAGGATTTGAAGATCAAAAAGAATTAACTTATTTCATGCTTGCATGCCCACACCTAAGGAGAAATTAATGTCAGAAGAAGTTAAAGAACAAGTCGCAGCACCAGCTGAAGGTCAGCCAGGAACAACTAATCCTGCTCCAGAAGCACCAGCAGCACAAGGTCCTGATCTTAACATCAGCGATCTGTTGGCTGTGAAAAATATCATCGAAGTTGCAACAAGCAGAGGAGCGTTCAAAGCAGCAGAATTGGAAGCAGTTGGTAAAAGTTTTAACAAACTAAATTCCTTCCTTGAAGCTGTATCTAAAAAGGAAGCCTAAATGAAAAGCCTTAAACACATAGGTAGAATTCAAAACACAGGTGCCAAAGTATTGGTAGTGTTTAGAACGTTGCCCGGAGAGTCAAACATGGCTCTAGTATTACCTGTAGCTCAACTGCCAGATCAATATCATGATTCAATTATGACTTTGGTAGAAACAGACCAAGCGCAGGATGCATTTGAGTTTGGCGAGATCATGCACATACGCCCATTCCCGGATGGTAGACCTATGTTGCGGGCCATGCAAGCAGACGGTAGATTAATCAAAGTAGCCACTGATGCTGTAATGATGATGCCTACTACCAACGATACTGTGCTGTTAGCTAATCTCAACACACTGATTGCGGAACAGAAGAACTGTACTGTGGACGATCTATGCACATTTGTAGCAGGTGCGCCGTCTGCTAAAGCCGAAGTCAAAGATGTAGCTTCAGTAAACGATACAACTCCTGCGGTTGATACTGATATCCCTGCTCCAGTACGTGCTCAAGCTGCCGCCAACGAAGCATTATCTGACAAAGATATTGCCAAAAGCTATCGAAGTCAGGCAGATGCTATGTACAAAGAAGCGGCGAGATTACGTAAGGAAGCAGAAGAACTCGATCCTACTGTAAAGAAAACCAAAAAGGTAGAAGAATCTGTTGATGCCTAATCCTTTGTTCAAACCTCCTCGACATCTTGTAAAAGAATGGCCAGAGGTTTTTGAAGATCTTTATATGAATACCATGCCTGTGGCCTATCTGGATTCCGTGAGATTAGATTTCACAGATGGCCGGGTATGGGAAATCGATGTAAAGAATGAACTCACCAAACAGACTGCTGACGGCATCGCTGATGTGTTGATCAGTACTCTTCAAGAATACAAAGACGAAATTAAAAAAATAGATTTCAAAGTTGATGTAGAAAGACTTAAAAAAGACATCAGAGATTCGTCAAAAAACATTTTTTAAGTAATATTCTCTGCTATAAGGTCAGCCATTTGTTTGGCTGATCCCTTTCCTGGGTGTATTAAATCTCGAGCTTGATTGTCAATAGACACCCAATCACTTTCTGTATAATGTGCTGTGGCTTCAAAAAAACTTGCAGAATAGTATCTACATTTGTTTTTCCAAAACTCTCTACTAGACATACTTGTGTAGGCAGCAGTGAGCATTGATTGATATGGATTCATAACTATACTCTCGGAAAAATGTTCGCTGTCCCAAGGACCTATGTGTTCGATATCTTGTTTATTGAATACTGTGAATCTATCGATGTTTGTCCATAAATGTATCACAGCATAAGGTGTTGTAAAATTCTTAGCCAGCAACATAGAATTTATAAAAGAGTGTTGCATTGATGACGCACTGACTCCCATGTTTATCACCGGTCTGTTTAATATAGTCGACAGCTGGTAAGAAATTGTTTCATCCTCAGCCAGGCCAACGCCAACAGTGCATGAACATCCAAATATAACCACTGCATTGGGCCAATCGATTGTGTCCCACTCGTCCGCTCTATATCCATTAGAATTACAATTATATCTAACATCCTTAGTTCTATAGTGCCAATCAGATGGCTGCGTTTTGAGATTCTGCTTAAGAAGATCAGGCGAGTCACTTGATGAAAACTTATCAGAAAGCGGCGTCGGAATGTCAAAAGTTTTTAAGACGGTATAATCAAGATGTGTTAACAAATTTGCTTTGAGGAAAGGATATTTGAGAAAATATTCAGGATATTTTTCTGCACCGCTCCAGTTATACATTTCAAGCTCCTATAATAAACTTATGTAGTTCGTGGGCAAACAAATCATGCCCCTTGGCACTGGGGTGGCAACACACTGTTACCCAATGATTAGGTGTGCCTTTACCGTTGAAATCCCAGAATCCCACGTTCTTTATTCCTTCTTGGTTAAGGCATAAATCTATAAAGGTTGGGCAGTCTTGAGGCTTAAACATTTTATCCCACGGCCATTGATTTACAATAGCGTCAAGAGTTTGTTCTTTGTTTTTATCAAGAATCTGCATGCTGGCTGTGTGTTCAACATGCTTGGTTATTTTTTGATTCTCGTCACGAACAATATTCCAACGAATCATATTTTTAAAATCAGTTTGAGTATATGTTCTATCGAAACCAGGAGTAATAATTAATTTTGCGTTTTTTAACTTACACCAGTTCTCTAATTCAATGACATTAGATATTTGTTCTAACATGCTGGATTTTTCGCTGTGTACTGCGGTACCATATCCTTTCCACAATGTTTTACGCGGACTGTCTGGTTGATCTTCGTGCCACGGCCACATACAATGAAACTTGGCGATCTCATTACTGTCGTTACCCAACTCATCACTAAGGAAATCAAAACGCTCAGGGCCGCTTGGCACATAGATTACAACAAGTTCATCAATGTTATGCCAGTCTATCTGAGGATGAAAGTATAGACTCTTAATAGATGCTCTATTACCTTTGCCTTTGAGTCCAAAATTGATAGCGGTATACTCGGAATTAAAATATTTTTTACAAAGCACATTCACAAATGCATTTTTATGTTGCATAAATGTCCAATCAATGTTACCCTTGTTATCAATTCTTAATTCTTTGTGTGCTAACAACAGCTTGGATTTTTCTGCGTCTGTTAGAATAGGTTCCATAGGAACGCCTGTCTTTAGCATAGACCAATCATGTGTTTCATAGATATCTTGATCTATCGCCCCCTGGCCTTCTACAAATGAACAGCCTAAACTAATTATAGCTTTTCGTGTTCTTTTCAACTCACTGTTTATTGCGGCAATCTCGGTGTTATGCATGTGCGACTCCCGAAACATAATTCCTCAGCGTTTCAATTGCTTTAGGCATATTAACTGTGGAATTGTCACTGAGTACTTTGAAATTGTGATCAAGAATATCTTTCATTGAAATAAACCATTGAATCTTTTTTTCATTTGACATAGCTCTGATATCTTTGAGTATTTGAATAATTGCATCTAATCTATCCCACGACTCTAACTCGTCGTATGATTCATCTATAAATCCATGAAACGTTTTATATCCCAACTCTCTGAGATATCGTAGACTGTGTTTGTTACCGTACATTATAAACGGATGCCTTGTGGCAATAGGTTTAAAAGTTTTTTCACTGATAAAGCAGGTATTCTCAGCAAACGATGCTTCACTGACAACACTTACCCATGTGTCTAATGTGGCTTGATGGTTCAAGTCGTGTTCAAATAAATTACCCAGTGGTCCTTCAAACCCATTTTTTTCTGTTTCTTTAAGATTACTTCTAGGATACATAGGCAACATATGCTTATAAGAATTGTACACATCCTGATCTAACATCCGTCCATCATAAAATCCTTTGTGGAATGTAAAAGCATTCATGCTGTTGATCCCATCATCAAGTAATCCATTTTTATACAGACTATCAAATAGCCAGATACGATGGGGTCTGGATCTTTTTTGAAATGCGTTATACAACTTGATATCATTGATATTTTTTGTTTTATAGGCAATTTGTTTTTCCGACGAAGGCAACAGATACCGCTGATTGCTTGCACATTCATGAATGTATTTTTCAAAATGAATATAGGGAATTACGCACATCTTATCATTGATTTGTCGATTCAAACACCATTCGTCGTATTGTTGAGCCACCGCAAGATTCCCTGTGACATATATAACCCTGCTGGCGCTTATTTCATACTGAGCACATCCAGCATGAAACCAATCAAATAGCCAATCTGTATGATATCCCTCGTGCGATTGATCAAGCAATAAGTAACAGTGTTTCTTACGCAGAGCCGATAGTTGTTTCGTGTCTAAAAATGCAAACACAGACTTGCGGTGTGATATGTTTGAATCATAATCGTTGTTAAGATCGGCCGACCCGCACCAATCCCAGGGAGCATGTGCTACTCCAGTTGGTATTATATAATTCGCATATGATTTTCTATTACTCCATTGATCAAATGTCACTGTGTCTGCATCTAATTGATCGGCATACAGGCGTTGAGTTTTGATTCGAGACAGCACTGTGGCCAATGGACTGGGTGGGAATTTACGGATGTTGGAAGTATTTCTTTCCTCACATGCAGTGATATTCAGTAATTCATCGACGTTTTCAAAAATAAAATTCATGTCCTATTCCATTGTTCTACATTAGTTCCATTGGCAACACTGCGACGAGCAATTAGTTTTTGTATTTCAACGTCATCTTTCTGTTGATCTGTAGGTGCAAATAAAGCTCTACTTCTAGGGTCAACATTAATTGGAGGATCTGTCAAATAATACATAGCGATACTGTTTCTTGTGATGCCAGTTGGAGATTTCACGGCAGAAGTTAATCCGTGCCATGTACTTTGTGTAGTATCAAATATCACTGCTCTGTTAAACATAGGCGACACTGTTTGAAATATAGTAGTAGGACCACTGCTATCCGAATTCCAGATTCCGAAATCTCCGCCCCATTCTGTTTGCCATTGAGGAGTAAGATATATTATTAAATTATATTTACGCTGGAGATGAAGCTTGGGATGAATGCTGTAATCCAGATGAGGATTTAATTTTCCTCCTTGCGGATAACAGTGAAGACCACCGCCATGTAGCCCCGGATCTGTATATAAATTCGCAGTCCCAGTTAACCCAATGAGCATATCTGTAAATTGTTTGGAGTTCAAACAATATAACAATTGATATATGCTTTGGGGAAATCTATCCCAGATGTTGCATGTACGTTTAAGTTCAATCTGGTTATTGTATGTACCGTTATACATTCCGGACTCGTAGGCAGGAAAATCTTCTGCAATTTTAGCTGCAACAGATTCCTGTAAAAAATTATCAATAACACAATGCGAATACGCACTGTGATTGAAACTGCCAAAGGCAGTTTCTACGTTTTCTAAATTAATTAAATCACTAACCATCTGTCATTCTTTAAAGTCCAGTGTATAGATTCTTCCAATCGTTGATACACTGGTTGTGGGACCCATCCCATATCTTTCATTTTACTGCCGTCAAGTGCATACCGTAAATCATGCCCCGGACGCTGACTATGAAAATCTAACATTTCGTAATTCAAAGATTTACCTTGAACATCAGCAATATATTGTGCAAGTTCTAAATTGTCAATCTCTGTCGATCCTACGATATTAAACTTTTGACATTTTGCACCTCCAGGATCTGCTGGTAGTTTAGATAGATCTTGTTTGTATAGAAATAATAATGCATCTGCTACATCCCTGGCATGTATATAATGTCGCGACCCTGCTTTGGTTTTTTCCGGGTTCGAATGGATGGAAATTTTTTGATTATCTCTTACACGTTTTATACAAAGCGGAATATATTTTTCTGGGTGTTGCCTTTCTCCGAACACATTCATAGTGTGTGTAATTATTGCAGGTAATTTATATGTGTTTTCATATGCCACAACAAATTCTTCTGCGGCGGCCTTGCTGGCGCTGTATGGATTAGTTGAGTTGTATCGGTCATTTTCTTTATAATTAATTCCGTGGGGTGCAGGGCCAAAGACTTCGTCTGTGGAAAAATAAACGAACAAATCTAAACTATCTAAGTTGCGAGCGTAATCCATTAAATTTACAGTTCCAACTACGTTGTCCTGCACAAATTCCATAGGGTATGTAATTGAACGATCAACATGACTGCCGGCTGCAAGGTGTGCGATGATATCTACTTTGCCTATCATTGATCTAATTTGTGGATTCAATTCTGCTTTTAAATCATGATGCACCACACGCACTCTCTTGCGTACTGCTTCAGGATAACTAGAGACTACTTCATGCAATCTATTCAAATTACCACTGTAATCCAATCTATCTAAAGTTACAATTCTCCAATCAGTTTCAGATAAAAGTTTATCAATTAGATGATGAGCAATAAACCCTGCTCCGCCGGTGATTAATATTGTTTTGCTCATTATACTGTCTCCTTGCAGTCTTTATAGAAATTAGCCAATTCTGGAAATGTATTTACAAAATTGGTGCCACGACGTTTGTCATATTCTGTAAACCAATTAAAGAAGTCTCTACGCCCCTCTTTTACTTTATCTGGGGTATAGATAGCTGATTCCATGTATTTTACCACTCTTTCAAATTTAGCATACTCTAAGTCGTTGAATTTACTACGGTTTTTATCGTCTAAATTGGCTAGAATGAAGTCTAGGTGTCGGATCATGTAAGGCATAAACTGGTCTTTAGGCAGAATATTCATGTCGTACTGTAAAGGTTCTTTTAAGTAGGGCGTATCAAAGCGTATACGCTGCCATTTATTTTGATCAACACCATTATATTTCTCACGCCATTCTAAAATCTTTTCTAATAGACTTTGGAAGTTGGTTACTGTTAGAATATTAAAAGTACACATAAATGTAATCGGTAACTGTGTTTGAGTTAGGTACGTATCTAAGTTACGTTCCCATACAGTTAAATCCAATCCTGTACGAATATATTCAGCAGGTGTGCCCCAAGTGTCCATACTGGTAAAAATTTTAAAATCTTTAATACAGCCTTTGGCAATTAGACTGTTTACCTTTTCTACAAGTCGATCTATAAGGATAGGTTTAACTCCAAAATTAGTATTGATGTTTAATTCAAGATCAGGTAAAGGATTAACCAATAGATCATCTAACAATTTCCATGTGCTAGATTGTAATAATGGTTCACCCCCTGTTATACGCAAGATAGTTAATGTCTTACGAACTTCAGGCCACCAACGCCACCATGCTTCTACATACGGATTGGTTTCTTCTTCGTAAATTTGAAACCAGTCAATGTCGTTGCGATGATTCTTAACCATGTCGTACGGGCCATAATCTTTGATCTCTTTGTAGTAAGCACTGCTGTGTTTAGGATGGCAGTATCCGCATTTAAAATTGCATTCATTACCGAAACTAACTTCGATATATTGCGGATTTATATTTTGATCCCAATCGCCATCTTTGATCTGTTGGAATCTTTTATCTGTGTAGATAGTCGAGTTGCGTTCTTTGCGATCACTGACATAGTCGTTTCCCATGTCTTCGATATTCCAGCAATAATTACAACCGCTGGGCTTTCCACCGTTGAGCATTTCTAGTCGTTCGTGTTTCTTTTGGTTTGTGTTATGTAATGCACTTGCATCTATAACAATCTCATCTAAAGGAATTTTATGAGGAGCGGGATGATAACAGCTGTGTGTTTCACCCGACTGAAGATATATCGTAGTGTGGTGCCACTTGGCCATGCAAAAAGTTGGCGATATCTCATTCATTATAGGAATAAATTTTTTAATTCTTGCTATATCGTCCATCGAACTGTTCCTTGAGCCACACAAAATCGTTTATCATTTTTAGAGCTTGTAAATTTGTTTTGTTTTTTATGCCATAGTCTCGACCGCATGTAGATCCGTCAATAGCATATTGATCTTTAGATTCTTCACACCATACTCGTAATCGTTCCTGTGTTTCTGCATCTTGTTGACGAGCAATTACACGACTGGCTAATTTGGCGCATTCTCTAAATGCTGATTTCCAAGTGTTAAATGGATCAGTATTGAACCCATTTATGTTTGAAACTTCTGGCATAGGTTTAAACCATCTGCTGATACTTGTGGTCATATCTGGTTTTGAAAGATCCATATCTATGGTCAGCTGCCTCGGCAAGAGTTTTACGCCACCGTTGCCGTATTCTAAACCATTTACTGGATTACGGCTTTTCCATACATGCACTGTAGATTTAGCGTTAAAATCATAGTAAGGAATATGATAATTAAAATCAAAGGTATCTAAAATAATAGCATCTGCGTCTACCACATAAAACATGTCCGTAGATACTGCTGTTGCTGCTGCTATATGGGCTTGATGTATGCCCTGCACATTCTTAATCCAGTGGATTTTATTTCCGTCGAGCCTAGATATCAATGATTGATATCGTTCTTCAGCGAATGGTTCATAATAGGAAATGAATGCCACATCGAGCTTTTTAGGTCTGCTGGCTATAACATCTATTTGTTTTTTATTAGTAAAAAATCTGTAATCCCATTCACGTTGTAGTATCTTCGCAGACTTCGGAAACAAACAGACTCCGTCGTAATATTGATTATTTAGAAACACATGAATGTAACTCTCATCCCATTTGGTCACGCAATAATCTAAATGAAAGTCAGAATCTAATTCTACGTAGTCCCAAACTACCCAGAAAAATTTTGTAAATGCTCGAGACCTTACTTCTTCAAATGTTTGAACATGTTCGAGTTTTTGTGCGTTAGGAAATCTCAGTCGAAACTGCTGCCATGCTTGGGTGTCTATTGAGCCTGTACCGACATAGAATATATCATACATTGTCAACCGCCCTGTAATACGTCAAACCTAAATTGATTGTTTCATCATATAGATCCAATGTATATTTGCTCTGTGCTGCATCAAGAAACGGCCAATCAAATCCCAACTGTTGTTTGATCTTTTCGCCAAGGTCTCGAATAGCTGTGTCGAGATCCCGTCCATTGTCTTGCTCATAAGGTCGTCCGTACTGCTCCCATATGCCTCTAAGAATTTCAAAATCTCGTACTTCCACATAATTCCAGTCTGTGCAATTAGCCAGCCATGTGCCTAATCTAGCACCATAGACTGCATACATACCGTTTTCTTCATGAGCGCCAACTGTGGACCACATACGCAGTCTATGTATGTTATGCCACCAAATCTGTTCTCGGATTTCTTGGGGTGGTACACGTACTCCGTCAAGCAGCGTCATCTTAACACCTTCGCGGAATCCTGCTCTCCACGCCTGGAACGGTGATCCTGTAATAACACTTTCACTGTAAACTCTGGGAAAATTGCGATATCCATCCTCCCAACAAAAATCTACTTGACCTCGATCGCTGTCGCTGTTCTCATGAGTTTTCATATTAAGGACAAAATCTTTCTTCCAGATTTTTAATCCGCCGTTGCCATAGCGTAAGCCATTGATGCTGTTTCGACCACACCATCCATATACCTGGATCTTAGGATCGTCCATGTTGAGATCTAAATTAAAAAATGAAGGATCAACAATGTTATCTGCATCTACTGTGATAAACCAATCTGTTTCTGATAATTCAGCCGCGGCTTTGTGAGCATGATCGCTGCCCTTTACTCCATGAACACGCTTGGCCCAAGGCACCTTGGCGCAGAGATCAGCGTAGTGAAGATCTGCATTAGGTTCGTCGTAGCTTAAAAACACTACATCAAATTCTACTGTTTTCATTTATATTCTATCACGTAATTTTTAAACAATCGTCTTGTATATACACTGAACTGGTCAAAGTCAATATTTTTCACCGTCACAGTCTTACCGATAAGATCATTGATCGTGATAACATGATTCTGATACAATATGTTAGGATCGTTATATGCGGTGATTAAAAAATTCATTTCAGTGCTGCCATCCCAGACAAAGTTTCTTCGTTGGCCTTCAGTCTTTGATTTTTTTGTTCCGCCGAATTCCTGTGACAATTGTATTTTTAATGTTTTAGTTCGTTTAGTGTATGTTAAGTATACATCCGGTTTTGTGACTGCGGAATATTCTGTTGAAATAATTCTATGCAGTACATCATCGAGCTTGATTAAAGTTTTCAATTCTGCAATTTCTAAATTTCCTGAGCTGATGTCTATCATGCAGTTTTCTATCTGTATCTCCGCATTGATTATAGATTCAGCTAAATGACTATCTACAACGACTTTATTGACTTCGTTGGGAAAAGCATAATCGGGACCAATGCTAATGACCTTGCCAGTAGTGGGGTCAAACACTGCGGCGTAAACCGTAGGTGCGGGCTTATACTCCGCTATCCATTTTTCAAAATCTTCTATGGTTTCTATAGTTTCCATGCTATTTCCTCTAAGATGTTAATTACTTCATCGGTGATTTTATCTTTTTCTACATAATGTACAATGTCATGCTGTTGGTAATTGCCAATTTTTAATTGTGCTTTTTTGTCAAGATAAAATCCCACGTGGTTACTCCAGGTGTCTGCAGGCCAAGGCCAATTCTGTATCATAGGCTTCATGTGAACAATCCTAGGAAACTCTAATGGATATGCTATTTGATCTGATATGTCTAGGATTTTTGCTGCTAGAGCAAACGCTTCGTCTGTGCCTACTATCTTGGGTTTATATTCTGACAAAAACACATTGGCAAACTCCACAGGATTTTTAATAATGTGTCTGCCCAGGTCAAAAAAGTCTCGAGCCATTTGAGAATCTTTAGCGAAAAATGTCCACATAGAGTATACATCAGGCAGATGATTTTTATCAAAGCATTTGCGGTAAGTTCTATCAGTGACTATCTGTGCTCTATATGTATGAACCTTGTTGGCAATATACAGCTGGGAGTTTTCAACATGATAATCAATCCAATGACTATAGTCCCGCATAAACAGCATGTCAGCATCCAAACATACAGTATGGTCAAACGGTGTCAGCTGATCCATCCAGCTACGTCCGTCCCAAAATGTTTCTTGATTCCATTCTATAACATGATCAAACACCCACGGGCTTTTAAGTTTTTGTAATTTCGATTGATCATCTATGACCAATGCTACTTTGTCGTAGCCTGGCTTTTGAGTGTTCTTGATACTGAGCGCAAGGGCGTAGGCCATACTGAGATAATCAACTGTGTCATGTTCTGCAACTATCAGAAGATATCCAAAATTCATATCATCTCCAATAACTGCTGTTTGTGTCTCACAATACTTTGTTTGTTCATGATATGAATATCTAATCCGCGAACAGCAGCAGCACAATATGTATTGTCTAATTTGTAGTCAACTAAAAATTTCAATGTAGATCCATCAACTTCGTATAGGATGTCTTTGTCTAACGCTGATAATACCGCTGGCAGGCGGCCTAATGCAGTCTCTTCAAACCCATCTAACAGATGTTTGGCCACACTGAAGGCAATGTCGTTTCTAAACTGTCTGTGATCGAATCTAAACACGTCAG